ATCGTTGATGCTTTCATTTCTATTTACTCCTTAAAATGGCTTCTGCCTATTATTGTTGATTAGTTCAGCTAGTCCTGCCATTAAATAGCTGTGTGTCTCACTGGCCCGGCGCACTATTTCGTCTTCAAGCGTGCTATCTTTCATCTGCTTGATGTTCAACTCGTCCAGTCCGTCATTGATTGACTCTTGTTCGTCGTGCTCCCGTTCGCCCGGCGAATAATCGCTAATGTCGATGTCGTTATAATCATCAATCATAGCTTGTATGTTGTCACGCTGTTCAATCCAGTCCTGTATCTTACTCATTACATTGTATCCTTTACTATGTTATTTAATTAATGCTAGTACTGGGCTGTAAAAGTCTTTCAAAACGCTTTGCAGCTTGGCCTGTGCGCCCTTTTCAGTTTTATAGTAATAAGTTTTGCAGATCTTACCCTTTGCTACTGGTGCTTTAAAAACGCTTATCATATATAAGTCTTTACTGTCTTTGCTAATTCCAGAGCAATAGTAAATAGTCCTGTTTAAGATGTAACTTTTATAGCCCTCTGTGTAGCTTGTGCGTGCTGCACTGTTTAATATTCTTGTCATAGCTTATTACTCCTTTGCTATATTATTTAATTATAATCTAATGGTAAGGCATAAGGGCAATAAATGCAAGACTTATATGCAAAATAACCCTGTAATTATGCAAAAATAGACTACTCAACAGAGGTGATAATAGTATGTAGTTTTTACAACGCATAAATAAGGCTAAAACAGGTATATACACTCAACTTTACGCAAAATATCCAATGTCGTAAAAGCTGAGAGAATAGACGCAATTAACAGGCAGAGATACGTCGCAAAATGTTGCGAAGGCGGGAGGGAGCGCTTGAAAAGATCCTCATTAGATGTATTATAATATCAATGAACAAACGCGAAACAATACTAACTAAACAGGACAAGTATTTCATAAACGGATTTATGAAGGGATTAACCAGTGCTGAAGCATTACGCCAAGCATTAAAAAAAAGCGGGGAGGATGAACGAAAATATTCTGACAATGTTCTATATAATAAAGCTTACACAGTACTAAGGAAGCCAAAGATAATGAACGAGATAAACAAACGTAGACAGGTAATGGAAGCTAATGCCAACCTAGCAACCCAGAGATTCCAAAAGATAATCACTGACGGCAAGGACTCAGACGCCATTAAGGCCGGGATATTCAGTATAGAACAAGTAGACGGTAAGGCTACACAAGTAATAGAGCAGAAGTCCGAGGGCATAACCCTCAAAATAGACCTCACTAGCTCCCTTCTAAGAGGTGATAAGAGCCTAACTGGTACTGACAAGCCTGACTTACTAGAAGGCTAATGTCGTAAAATGTATATTGTGCGACGTATGGATACAGGCTTACAGAGGTAGTGCTATACTTGACACGCTACCTTTGTTATATATGTTATAATAATGTTATTTATGCCCAAAAACACGGGTTTATATACATTTTGTCAAGGGGGGCATGTTCTTTTAGTCTGGACCCCACCCCCCCATAGGTCTGGTGTTTCAAGTTACATACTACTAATATATATATATAAGATAGTATCTTTGCGTATCTGTATAAGTCCCAAATATAAATAGACTGTCACTGGAAAATTGCCCGTTGACATTTCATCCCCCTCATGCTACCCTCTAATCAAACAAATATACTCGACCCTACGGTTCAAAATAAATATAATATTATTAAGGCTCCCCTGAGCCACAAAAAGAGGATATATGCCAAAGAAATCAAGAAAACCAAGAAAAAAGGTCGAATCCATCGAGGTTCCAACACAAGAACCTGAAGCTCAACTTCCACCAGTAGAAGTAAAATCGCTGGAAATCTCTCCAGAACAATCAATTGACGATTACAAAACGCAAATCGAACAACTAAAAGCCAATCAAGAACTAATGATGATGCTACTGAAACAAAACAGTGGCTCGACTGTTAATCTTGGTACGACTGGAAAAGTCTTGGGTGAAATTGAAAAATACAACGTTGACCCAGATAATTATCCTGACCCAACTATAAGGCTCAGAAAAGAACCACGCCTAGCCCCGCTAGCGTTTGATTATAATTATGAGTTAGATTATAAGGTAGCTGTCAGCTCCTATGAGACTAAGACCGGTGTTAATATGAAAGAGCCAAAATTCATGGTTACTCTCAGCCGGATAGTCCTAGATGACGACGGCCAACAAACCAACAAACGATACATCGTCAGAAGTATGGTGTTTCATGAAGACCCACAAGCGGCTATTGTGATTGCCCGTGAGCAAGGTATCAATATTGATGATTGGAATGGGGTAGAGAACACCACTAAAAACCAAGAATCTTTCTTAAATGAAATGCGTTACATCCGTGTCAGGGATTGGTTATTTGGGATATTCTGGCCTAATAAAGTGACTAAAGACCAGGAACTTCGTGAAGAGGTTATTGGTGGTCAAATCGTTCAAGTCTATACCAAAAATTCCGAGGATTCATCGTCAGTTGACTTTGACAAAATGGATACGAAACTGAGGGTTTAATGTACGCCGCTACCGCCAAGCAGGCCCTGGCTCACAAGGCTTTTATGACCGATGGCTTCAAGCGCGGTGTTCTGTTTTGGGGTCGCCAAAGTGGAAAGACCTTCTTTGCCATCAATCATATTTGGTTATCGGCGACTTTAGAGCAAGGTCTCTATGGAATCGTCTATAAGACCTACCGTCAGGCCCATGATGTGGCTTGGAAACAGTACGTTCCGATGATTCCTAAAGAGTTAATCTATAAGAAAAACGAACAAGAATTAGAAATCACCTTAAATTATGTGGTCAATACCAATATTACTCTACCGACCGGTGAGACTGTGACTCTAAACCACGACGTTAACCAGCCAAGGAGCAGGATTAAATTCTTAGGTTCCGACCAGGCCGATTTGCACCGCGGTTTCAAGGTTAAAGGTTTGATTTTCGACGAGTACGCCGACCAAAATCCCGATAATTGGGTTTCAGTTTACGAGCCGATGTTTACTACCACCAACGGTTGGGCGATATTCATGGGTACGCCAAGAGGTTATAACCACTTCTACGACCTCAACATGGACGCTCAGGCCCAGGACGACTGGTTCTATCAAACTGCCACTTGGAGGGATTCTCCATATGTAAGTAAAGAGCATATTGACCGGGCTAAAAAGGATGCTGAGCGAAAAGGTACCCTGTCGACTTTCATGCAGGAGTACGAATTGGAGTTTAGGGCTGTCCAGGGAGCTGTTTATCCGTCATTTAATAGGGAAGTCCACTTGATTAAACCGACTGACATCCCACAGGAACTGACTTACTATGGGGCGATTGACTTTGGTTGGCATACCACTGCCTTTTTACTATTAGGCGTGGATAAGGACCAGACCTGGTACTTAATTGATGAGGTTTACGGAAAAGAGGAGACTTTGGATAACATCATACCGCGAATTGACGCAGTTTTGGGTGATAAACGGATTGTCTTGATGGTGGGAGATTCGGCTAACCGTGACGCTATTGAGGTCATGCAAAGAAAGTACCCGATTACTGGCATCAATAAAGCTAACGACCAGCGAGGATACGCCACTGGAATTGCTCTGGTCACTGAAAAGCTCAAACCGCGCCAGCAATTGGTTGGTCCGCCTAAACCAAGTCTGTTTGTGGGATTGAACTGCAAACATTTCATTTATGAGATAGAGGCTTATCGCTTCCCAGAGGATAAACCGGAACGAAATCCATCAGATATTCCAATTAAAGAGGACGACCATGGTCCAGACGCCATTAGGTATCTGTTCTTGCATCTCAAATATGGTATTGCAAAGGATGATAAGCCGCTGACTTTTGAAATGCAAAAGCAAACCAATGAATTTGGACTGATTTAATGCTATACTGGCAATATAAATAGGAAAAACACAAAAATGGCAGAAAAAAACGATAAAAACGAAGAAAAAAGTCAATATGAGTACGAATTTCGGGCAGATTATGAGGCTGACCTTGATTTACACGATAATTATATAGGTAACGATTTCGATGCTTACGAGGCGATGTTACTAGGTAAGGTCTATGATTCGGTCTCCAATAAGGTCGAAAGCAGTAAGATTACCGATTCCTACGCTGCTACCCTAGCCCGCGACCGGGCTGATAGGGTGATTGCTAAACTCCCTGAAGGCGAGACTAAATCAGTCGGTCAAGCAGATGTCGGTAAGGCAACTTTCATGGATATTCTCCGTCAGAAGTGGATTTATCCCAACGCCAATGCTCAACGACCTTTTATTGAGAAGTTGAACTTGTGGCAGTTAGGCTCCAGCATTTACGGTTATATGCCAATGTTCTACGACTGGACGACCTCTAACACCGGCTACGTTGGTCCAGACTGCTGGCTGTTCTCACCGCGTAACCTAATCCCACAGCAAGGCAAGGTCTCAATCGAAGACTCCGATTACGTTACCTCCCTGGTCTGGCTTAACAAGAAGAAAATCCAAAACATTTTAGACAATGAGACCGAAGGTGACGGTTGGAACCGTGATGCTCTGCAAGAACTGATGGAAAGAGTTGATACTAAGACGTCTGGTAATGACACTTCAAGAGATACATTTGTTGAACGTGACCGCACTCCTGCCGGGTCGAAGAAAGGCATTTGCTTTGCGACTCGTTACGAGGCTGGTCCTGACGGCAAGTGGATTACTTTCACCCCAGATGATGGTTATATAAAGGTCCGTGAGTTAAAGAACCCACACAAGAACGGACGCATCCCATTTGTGATTAAATACTCCCAACCACTATATGATTCCTTCTATGGCCTAGGCGACTTCCAACGAGCTAAACCACTGCAGTTTGCTAGAGATGGTCTGACTAACTTCTACTTTGCCAACCTCAAACGCAACCTGGCTCCCGGCATTATTGTCAATGCCAATGGTGTTGTAAAACATACATTAGATGTCACCAAGTCCAACCCTGTTCTGATGGAAACCATCCCGAACTCGATTCGACCGATGCCGACTAATACGGCCGGTCTATCGACCTACCAGGGTGCGATGTCCAATCTGACCGGTTCACTTCTATCACAGTACGGTACCCAGAATGCTTCTATGCCTGGAGCTGAGACGCTAAACCCATCTCAGGGTAAGACCCCAGCCGCGATTGAAATGTTCTCCAACATTGAGGCGACGCGTGATGGGGCTGAACGACGCCACTTAGAGACAGCTATGGAGCAGTTGACCGATGGTTTCTTCTCCATGGTCGCTAATATCGGCACCGAGGATATTCCAGTCGAACTGTTCTATGACGACATCAAGATGATAGCCAAGCAGTCACCAGACATTTTGGAACTGTTCGGTAATAGGATTAAACTCGACCAGACCCAAACCGCCGCTACTCTAAAAATTAACCCGAAGAGCTTGAAGGGCGTTGAGTACCGCTTCAACATTGAGCAAAACTCAACCGCTAAGATTAACAAGGAAAAACAACTGCAAAATTTGGAAAGATATATCGGCAATATGGGTAAGTTCCAAAATATATTCAAGGACGACCAACGAATTGAGTTCCATCCTGATAAGATTTCCGAAGCCTTTGGGGTTCTGTCCGACATCAATGGCGCTGATGAGTTCTGCACGATTAAACAGGGACCATCTCCAGTCGAGCAACAACTCCAAACTCAGGTCCAAGAACTGCAACAACAACTGCAGGAGATGAGTCAAAAGGCCCAGTCTCGTCCACCATACGAGAGTATTACTTTCCGCGATGTCGTCGATTCTGGCGCGACGGACGCCGCTGCTACCATGCTTGAAGATGCCGGATTACCGTCTAATGATTTAACCAATAAGATGAACCAACCCACCCCGATTGCCAGCGAAGCCGGTGTCTATACTGACCCACAGATAGCTGCTGCCGCTGATGTGATTCATAAGATGACCAAACCCACCACGCCAACACAAAACCAATAAGGAGGTTTAGATGCCAAACAACATACTAATCGGTGACACTACTGGTTTCGACTTACCGATGGCCGAGGAGAATGAAAACGACCTGGCCGACGAAAAGAACCTGGCTCGCTACTCTAAAAGTAAAGAGTTCAAGCGGGTTAAGAAATACTGTGAGGATAGGATTAGTTTCTACCAAAGTTACCTACCTAACGGCGCTGATGTTGGCTTAGATGTCCAACCCACCTCGGAAGATTGGCGAGTGGCCAACCGGGTAATTGGTGAGTTCAAGGCTTTAATGAATTTATACGAAACTGCCAAAGAAGCGGTTGAGGAATCGGTTAAGAATGCTCGATGATAAAACCATTAAGGACTTCAACGATTGGGACTTACCACCACCTTCGACCGTGACACACGGAAATGATGCCGATATTCAGTTGATGATGAAAAAGTTAATCCCTAACTCTTGGCACCTAGAAGGCAATCTGCTGGTTGGTGAGACGTCGATGGGAACTATTGCTCAGACTATACCAACCGATGTTATTTTAGTTGGAACCGACCCAAAGGGCTTGCCAATTTTTAGACATATAGTATTATAGAACTAACTGGCCTACCGCAGTTTTACGAGGTATGAAATAAACAAACGGGCCTCCCGCCGTTATCGAGGGATGAGAAAAGAGGCAATATGGTAAATCCTAGTGATATGACCGACGAAGAACTAGCTAAAGCAATCGAAGGCACACCACCAGAAGAACCTGAGTCACCGGTTGAGGAAACTCCAGAGGTTGAACAGGAGGAACCTAAAGAAGCTCCGGCCGAAGAGGCTCCAGCTGAAGAGGCTCCAGAGGAAGAACCGAAAGAGGAGGAGAAACCACCATCAAGGCGCGAACAACTCCGTATCCAACAGTTACTAGCCAAATATGGTGACCCAACTAAAAAGGCACCTGAACCTAAACAAACTAAACCGACGACTGAATCACTTGATTATAGCCAAGCATTAGAAGCCGACCCAGAAGTTATACAAAAACTAGAGGCAGATAGGCAAGCGAGAAGTGACCAAGCTTATTTAGAAGGATTAAGACAAAGCGAAGTCCGTGAATGGAAGCGTGACCTGAAATATGAGAACAACACCGTTTTGGAGCGTTTCAAATTCTTAAACCCGAAAGATGAGAACTTTAAGCCAGCCGCAGCTGACGCTATGAACAGCAAGTATCTAAGGTTTGTCGGTTACAATCCGGGCGACCCGGAACGGGGCATACCCGAATCGGTTCAATACTCGGATGTTAGTTACCTTGAATTTGTTGAGAGCGAAATGGAATTTGCCGATGAACTGGCAAGTCACAAAGTCGCGGAATCAACTAAAAATATCGCCAAACAGGCCGCCACGGCTGGTCTCCGCCCTGACGGCAGCACTGCTAAGCGATTGAACCTAAACCAAGCCCCGGAGAAGATGACCATTGATGAGTTATACGCTTCTATTGGTAATCTGGGCAAACCAAACCAAAACACTAAAAAATAGACCCATACCTGATTAGACGATACTAACTGGTAGTGGTCTAAAAGGAAAACATTAAAATGGCAAATCCAACAACTGCTTCGAATGTAACGCTTTCGATTGCTCAGACTTCACAATATGTTCCTGAAATAAACTAACGGTCCATGTTTCATCCGATGGAAACATCGGTGGCACATATTGAACGCACCTTAACAACAAGCTGAATTTCCAAAAATAACTTCTTCTAATTAATGGGGAAAAGCTGAAATGCCAACCCTCAGGAAGCTATTGTAATTTGTACCAATATATTGGTATAATGTAAATATGACAGAAAAAGAAAAATACGCATACACAGCAGGATTGATAGATGGTGAGGGGTATATAAGTCTCTTACCAGTCTGGAAAGGCCATGGATATTGTGCCGTAGTAAAAGTATCAAGTGTAGACCCATTTATGACTACATTTTTATACGAAAATTATGGTGGGAATCTAGGCAGACTAAGAATCCACAAACCACCACAACGTCCATCTAGACAATGGACTTTACGAAACGGTAGACGTGTACATGAATTTTTAACTAATATCTACCCATATTTACAAGTCAAAAAAGCACAAGCTGATGTTGTTATGGAATATGTCGAATCATTTTCCCAGAACAGTCTTAGAAACGAGACTGTATGGGCACAGAAACGAGTATTTTATGACAAGATACGTAAACTTAATAGACGAGGCATGGCACCTGCAGAGACTGAATGAAGAGGCCCCTAACGTAAAGTCGAGGGTGAAGCGACAGTCCGAACTAACGGGAATAACAACCGTTAGAAGTATAGGAGAAATCCCTATACGGTAACAATCATTGCTGGACTCGCGAAATTCAGCAACCATTCGACGCTCAACTACAAGCTGCTAAACTTGTCCAAGACCGAAGTGGTCTGATGAGTGGTGGTGGTG